CCTTATAGATGCTTTAACTGCTTTAGGCGATGATAACAGTATAGATACCCTTACAAACAGTATGACTGACCTAGCCACAGGCTTGGCTGATGTAATTAGGGGTATAGGAGAGTTAGCTGCTGGAATTCAAACGGTGGCAAACCTGCCTGGCTTAAAACAATTATTAAAGTTTTCTTACGAAATGAGCGCTGTTGGATTACTGCAACGCCTAGGCAGAATGAGTGCGCCGCCAGCAGTTTTACCAGCTAATCAACAACGCAGCGCAGGCCGTATATCTGCTAAACAATTCCAGACCGAGGATAAATTAGCAAAGGCGAAGGCTGCAGAATTAGCATTACTACTCAAAAAGAACGCTGTAGAAAATAAGAACGTAGAGGAACTAAGAAAGAAGTTTGACCTAGAGCGCATTGGTATAAACGCAGCCTTAAACAGCGCTACCGATGAAGAGACTAAGTTACGCCTTAAATCACAACTAGCAATCCTAGACAATAATGATGCGTTGGCTAAAAAGTTATTAGCCGAGTTAGAAGCAGCCGAGGCACTTAAGAAACTGGCAGAGCAAGCCAGACTTGCAGGTATGAGCCTAGAGGACTTTGGCATAATGAAGGTTAAGGCTTTAACTGCCAAAATAGATACTTATGTCGAAGATATGGCAATATCTATGATTAGAGAATTGAATGCACGAATACAAGCCACCATCGCTAAAATTAATGTGGCTATGCCTACTCCAGCTACATCCACTATGACGGCACCTTCATCTCCAAGATCTTATGCCGATTACACAGTGCCTCAAGCAATAGAAAAGGTAAGAGAAACAAATCAAAAAATACAAGACCTTTTAAGCGGCTATGGTATGGGCGGCGTACAGCGTTCATCATCACAAAATCAAATGGATATTAAAGTTACTGTAGATGCAGGTGGCGATAGATTAAGCCAAGCAATAGCAGAGAGCATACAGGTGGCAACTAGATCGGGATATAGCACAGTACCTGCTGGCTTCCTAGTATGACCTTACCCGTAATAACCGCTTTAATTAACTTTAGTACAGGGCCAGGGTTTGCACAGACCCTTATTTTAGATACAGGTTTACTAGACACTAATACTTTAGGTGATGCCACAGCTGTGATCGTAGATGTCTCAGATCAAATTAACCGCATAGAAACCAACCGAGGCCGCACTGCACTATCCGATCAATTCCAGACAGGCGCATTAACCTTGCGGATTGTAGATCAGACAGGCGACTTTAATCCCCAGAACGTAACGGGACCATATTATAATTTATTAACACCTATGAAGAAGGTGCAGATTAGTGCTACCTACTCATCAGTAACATACCCTATATTCCAGGGCTTTATAACAAGCTACGTCACGACTTATCCAGATGAGTCTGGTGAAGATGTAGCCATTACCACTATCCAGGCCGTGGATGCATTCAGACTTGCGCAAGTAGCTCAGATCAGCACCGTTGCAGGTGCTACCGCGGGAGATTTAAGTGGCACTAGAATTAATCAGTTGTTGGATTCTATATCCTGGCCAGCGAGTATGCGCGATGTTGATACAGGGCTTACTTCTATGCAGGCAGACCCAGCTACTAACCGCACAGCCTTAGCGGCCTTGACTACCGTAGCCACCTCAGAGTATGGCGCACTATATGTAGACGCGTCTGGCTCCTTTGTATTCCAAGACAGAAACGTAACTGCTGGATCTATTGGCGGCACACCGACAGTCTTTGCAGATAACGGCACTGGCATAGATTATTTTAATGCAAGTTGGATTCTTAACGATGTGCTTATATTTAACAAAGCAACCATTACAAGGACTGGTGGCAGCGCACAGGTAGCCACAAATCAAGACAGCATTGATAAGTATTTTTTACACAGTTACTTCTTAGACAACCTACTTATGCAGAGCGACGCGGTAGCACTAGATTACGCCCAGGCTTACGTCGCGAGCCGAGCAGAAACAAGTATCCGAGTGGACTCCATTGTGCTTGACCTATACACGCCTAATTACAATACAGGCATAATTGCAGCGTTAGATCTGGACTTCTTTGATCCCATAAAGGTAATCACTACCCAGCCAGGCGGATCTACCCTAGAGAAAACATTGCAGATATTTGGCGTAAGAATGAATGTGTCGCCAAACAGCTGGAAAACCACATTCACCACATTAGAGCCTATTTTAGACGCTCTGATCCTAAATGATACGATTTATGGCACTTTAGACTATAATGTCCTAAGTTATTAAAGGAGTATATCATCGCAAAACAGACGTTTACGACTGGGCAGGTATTAACAGCTGCACAGATGACTTCACTGCAACAGACAGCGATGCTGGGTGGCGCAGCATCCGCTAAGACTGCAAGTTACACATTAGTAGCTGCCGATGCTGGTACAGCGATTTCTATGTCTAATGCAAGTGCAACAACCATAACTGTTAACACTGCTTTATTTGCAGCAGGTGATACAGTCAATATAACAAATCTAGGTGTTGGAATTTGCACAATTACAGCTGGCACAGCCACAGTTAATACATCCGCATCATTAGCCTTAGCACAATACGAAAGCGGTACACTAGATTTTACTAGTACCTCTGCGGCTATATTTATTAAAGGCGCTGGTGCTGCTGCATCTTCTGGCGGCATGACTTTAATATCTGAAACAGTTGCTAGTTCATTATCTAGTTTAACTTTTGGCAGTATCTCAGGTTCATACAAACAACTTTATTTAGTTTGGAGTGGTGTAAGGCATAGTGGAACTGGTAGCGGTTTTAGTATTAGGTTAAACAATAATAGCGGAAGTGTTTATGCCCAATTAGTTGGAGGACAAAGCGATAATGTAAATCAAATTGAAGGCACTACTACTACACAAATTGCAACTTCTAATTTTTCACCTTTTGGTTTAAGTGCTAGCGCAGGTTCTTTAGTGGTTGATTCTAAAGGTTATTTAGTAATAGATAATTATGCTTCATCAACTAAGGCAAAAACATTTTATGGACAATGGAATTGTTACGACAATGATGCAGGAGCGTATAGACTTGGACAAAGCAATATAGGTGTTTTTAACTCAACAACAGCAATAACTTCTATTGACATTTTTAGAACTGCTGGTAGTGCAACATTTAGTAATGCAACCAATACAACAATTAGATTATATGGAGTGGCATAATGAGTAAACTAATCATAAATTGCGAAACTGGCGAAACCGTAGAGCGTGAGTTAAACAAAGCTGAAATAGATCAGCAAAAAGTTGATGAGGCTGTAATTGCAGTTGAACAAGCCGAAGCAGAAGCAAAGGCGCAAGCCAAAGCAGCAGCCGAAGGCAAACTTGCAGCACTTGGTTTAACTACTAATGACCTTCGTGCTTTAGGTTTATAGCAAACTAAATGAAGCCTTGGCTTTGTGCAGCTGGTACACAGTTAAGAGATCAGATTGATACCTGGTACCCAGATCGTCGCTCTACCAATTGCGGATGGTTGGGCGATGCTCGTCATGCCACCAGAAAATCGGATCATAATCCAGACGCAAATGGGTGTGTACGAGCCATTGATGTTGATTCTCGCCTGGATACATCCGAAGGGATCTCAGTATATTTGGCTGACCAGATCAGAATATGCGGCAAGACCGATAAACGCATTTCTTACGTGATTCACAACGGAATGATTGCCAGCAAGATACTCAATTTTAAATGGCGCAAGTACAAGGGTTACAACAAACACACAAAGCACATACATATTAGCTTTACAAAGTTAGGTGATAAGGATAGCAAGCCGTTTGATATACCACTACTAGGGGGTAACATATGAAAATAAGCAATAAGCAGAAAGCAATACTTAAATCATATTTTAGGGGTGTGCTTGTATCATTCTTAACATTCTTAGCCAGTAATGAATTAGGACTAGATCCAGTTATATCAGTAGTAGTGGCCGCACTAGCAGGACCAGCAGCCAGGGCTTTAGATAAATCCGACAGTGCCTATGGCCTCGGTGCAGATGAAGCATGACACCGAACGAGTGGGTCGCTTTAGCCGTTGGCGCATGCGCCATATTAACAAG